ACTGATGATACATTTACATCATAACTATTAGTTACTCCAACACCAGTGAAACTTACAGATGTAATACCAGCAGTTTCAACAATGTTATAATCATCATTTGGATTTTGGAATATTTCGTTAAGAAGTAAAACACCTGTATTTGTTGCAAATCCAGTTACGTTTGCTCCACCAGACTTCAGAATGAAGTTAGTTGCGATTCCTGTAAATTGATTTTCAAAAGTATCAAATACAAAATTATTTGCATAAGTTTCTTGAGAACCGCCAGGAATTCCAGTATGAGTAAATACACGACCTACAAATGTAGATGTGGTTGTTAGACCAGCAGGGCCTTTCTCACCCTTCGGTGCGTCAGTAAAGTTAATTGTATCTTTAACAATTTGATAATTACCTAAGAACTTAGTTACAGTATCACCAGCACTATGATCTGCAAGTGCTGAGTTAAGTTGTCCTCTCTTCACAAGAATTTGGTTTGTAGATCCAATACCAACAGTATCAATCTTCATAAACTCATCATTTACTTTAATTACGTCACCAGAGAAGAAAGATGATATTCCACTTAACGTTATGAAATCAGATGTAGTTAATGAATCAAATGATAATGTTGTATTAACAGGAGATTGTATAACTGGACTTTGAATATTATTATCAAGAGTAATAAGAGCCTTGGAGTTCAGATTCTTAGATGTAAATGAATGAGTGGTTCCAACACCAACAGCTGTAACATCAATTACTTTTGGAACGTTTTGAAGTGCCTCAGCAGCAGTTCTTGCAAGTTTAAATTTGTTCTCAGCAAGTTTAACTGCAAACACTGTTGATGGTAACTTGGTTGTAACACCAATTCCACTAATTGCGGTTGCTGCAATGCCAATACTCATCGTTGTACCAGCACCAGTTGGTGTATATGTTAATTCCTCACCAGTCTGGAAGAAATGATTATCAACTACAAATGTATTATTTGTAACATCAACAACTGCAGCATCAGATGAATCAAATGTTTTGTGGAAGATTGAATCACCAGTATGTTTTAGATTAAATGAGAACTTAACATCATTTTCAGTTCCAGTGTATGATCCCTCAGCTGACTTCAATCTAGAATCTGTAAATGTAACTAAACCAACACCACCAGTTCCAGTTTCATTGAAATTATACTGGAATACTTTTGTTGTGATTGCAGTGTTTGCTGGAGGAGTTAAACGAAGTTCAATATCACCACCAGTTGCAGATGAATATCCAACACCCACAGTTCCAATACCAGAGAAACTGGTAGAATTAGTGGAGAAGTTATCCATGTAACCAAATTCCACAAATTGTGGAGTTGTTTGATCATGAATTGCAGTTACTTGAGTAACAGCGTATCTGTCATTTGTAGTATCATGTATTTCAATTAACGCATCAAAAGCAGTATATGTAACAGAATTAATTCCACTGATTCTTGTTGGTTGTGGTGTTCCTGTTGCTGCAATATCTGTTGTTGTAGTTAATACTTCAGTAAGAGATATAGTTGTGCTTCCGATTCCAGTTGCAGTTCCTCCAATTGCTACTTGATGCACTCTCATGGTCACACCAATACCAGTTTCAGGTGTGAAATAAACACTTGTAATACCAGATCTTACGTCTGCACCAAAAGTTCCAAGTCCTACACTTGGAGCATTAGTTGGAGATGTATTCTCATTAATCATCTGAGCATAATCTAAAAGATAAACTTCTTCACTATCATTCAATACGACAAGTTCATTTAACTGAGTTCTCTCTTGACCACCTAATTCTTGTGTTTGTATGAATAGTTTGCTAGTTGTAATCGCAGTTGATCCAAATCCCACAACCTGAACTGGAGATGAATCTGTAGAACCAATACCAGATGAAGTAGAAATAACATCATATCCTGTTCCAAGTGATAACGTGCTGATACCAGATTGTGTATCTTTAAATGTTTCAATCGCAAATATTCTTAATGCATAGTTGTTAAACTTAGATTTAGCTGGAAGAAATCTTAAATTACCAGTTGATGCTGAAACATTAAAGTCAAATTCACCAAGATCAATTGCAGTCTCAACACGACCAAAAGGCATCATGTATCCAAGAGATCCATCATGAAGTAAATTAATTTGAATGATTTCTTTTTCACCAGAAAATCTAGTATCAAAAAGTAAGACGTAGAATTTGACTCCATCAATCAAATCAAGATTAAAATCAAAAATATCAGAGAAAGCAGTTGCACGAGGCAGATCATTAAACTCAGAACTCACACTGTCAATTGTAATCGCTCTATTAGTTCTTGATTCAATATAATCAGTTAGAATTCGATTACCAAAATTAATCTCATCAGATGCAAATACACCAGCAATATTTTTAGAATTTTCAGTGACAAGATCAAAATCATAATTCATATGCATTGATTCATTTTCACTTACTAAATCAGCAACAACTACAGCTACATGTGAAGAAACGCCAACTGTAGCGGTGCTGCGATTTTTATCATCAGTTGATGCAGTTGATACAACAGTTACATCAGCAAAATTTCTAAATCCAACAACATGTCCGAGACTATTCACTGGATCTTTCCATGTTTCATATGAAACTGGACTTTCTAATGAATATGAGAAAGTTTGATAATAATCATTATCAGCTAATTTTTGCAGTTCCGTATTCAATTTACCTGTTTCTTTACGGAAACCACTTCTAAATTCAGAGTCAGAATCTATGTTAAATACAGAGTTAAATTTAGTTGTTTGTTCAATTATTGCGATTGATTTTGAGGAAGCTCCATTGATAGATTCACCAACATCAAAAGTATCATTTGATAGAACTTTAAGATACTTATTGTTCTCATTCCATGCAACAACAGTTCCAACTTTATCACCTGTGCTTACTGTCTCTCCAACACTAAATTGATTTGTTTCAACATCGATATTAAACTGCGCTATATTTTCAAATGGTATTGCTTGTCCAGATGATGAAGGGCCACTAAAGATGCCTGGGCTTGTGACTGATGAATCCAAATTATATGAAACAGATGCATTTCCTCCGCCTGGATTTGTATTTACACCAGTAATTACAAATGGTTCATAGTTGTAATCAGATGAGTTGTAACCACTGCCTGTTGATCCAATACCAATATTTTCAACGTATAACTTATCACCTAATATAAATGGGTAAGTTGTTGAATCATATGAACCCTCTAATGTTAGAGTTACAAGATTAGTGCCACTTGTAAATGATAGATTTTTAACTTTAATTCCGTTATTATTGTTTGTAGCAATGATTCTTGGATTTGTGCCGTATAAAGAGTTGGTATTTGTTAAAATTCTAACCTCAGACACAGACGTTCCTTGTATATCAACAGCTGTCACAACTTCGTTTTTAACTGAACCAGTTACACGATCAATAACAACGATATTTGGTGGTTGAATATAATTCTTACCACCAGAACTGATTCCGATATTTGATATTTTAGAAAGTCGATCTAATCTTAAAATTTGTGGTAGTTGAACAGATGGTTGAATTGTTTTATCCGCTGAGTAATCAAATCCAATATTTTTGATTTGATATCTTCTTAATTTACCAGTTTCATTACTGTTTAATCGAATAACACCACCAACTCCAAGAGTAGATCCAATTGAGGTTACAACAGGAATGTTTAAATAATTTCTTCCTTTTGATGTAATTCTAATGTCATTAATCGCACCAACAGCTGTTAGTGAGGATGTGTTATATTTTAAGGTTGTTGCTTCATCTTTTGTATATCCATCTTTCTCTGGTTGGAATGGTAATACAAATTTAAAGGTGGTGCTTCCAATTCCAGTGATTGAATAACGTCCATTATATGCACTATCTGATATTTTTAAACTTGAATAATTAATGACATCTGTATCAACAATAGGATCTCTCTTAAATGGAGCATTAATATCTAAATTGACAGGTGTTAATTTATAAAATAAATCATTTGGAGTATTTTCTGTTAAAGATAAATCGACTCTTGCAGTTGTGGTAACTCCAACTGTTCCAACACCTACAACTTGGAAACCACCATCTTGTTTATTGTTAAAATATGGATTTGTAAAGTTAGCATCTCTGAATAATTCAAAGTCAAATATTTTTGTTCTTTTTCCTGATACAACTTGTGTAAGAGACGCATCAGATACAGCGAATCCAACTTTGTATCCACGAGTCAATGATAATGGTGGATTAATAAGAGCAATGGTATGACCAGATCCAGTTGATGTGAGTGAAATACAATCTGGTATTAATTTTTTAGACTTAAATACAGTCTCTGATAATTTAATTGTATTTTTATCAATTCTAACTATAAAATATGTAAAGTTGTTAAATAATGGATTTGCTGGACTTGATGATTTGTAAATTATTTTATCTCCAGTTTTATACCCATGATTCGCAATTGTAATTTGATCTTTAGTTATATCAACAGCGGAGGCCCCAAAATTAATTGGATTTATAAATGTTCTACGAGTCGTATCATCAAACTCAACTTGGAAAGATGTTGTAATTCCTGGCGTTACAGATAATTCTACAAGATCTTTGGCCTGTAACTTATGTGGTTCTTTAGTAACAACTGTTGCAACAACTTTTTCTGCAAAACCAGTAATTTCAGTTCTTTGTGGTGTAAAACTATGAATAACACCTGTTCCATGATCTTTAAAGAATAATTGATATGCAGTAGATCCAATGCCAGTAATCGATCCAGTTGAACCAATCGCAACTGGATTTGTAGATAATCCAAGTAAATTGATGCCGTTGTTAATTGCAAAGACTGGAGAATTATTTGATAATCTAAATGTTTGACCTATACCATTTGATACTTGTAAAGTTGTTCCTGTATCACTTGAATATAAAAGTTTATCACCAGTTTTAAATCCATGACTTTGTAGAAAAATATTCTGAGTTGGAACGAATCTCTCTGTCGATGAACCACCAACAACTCTGAATGAATATCTAATCGTTGATCCAATCCCAACACCAGCTGATTCCCCTAGAGCAACACTTTCGATTGGATTAAAGTATTTGGGAATATTAATTCTTGTTTGTATATCAGTATTAATACCTAAATTAAACGTAATTGTTCGATTTAAGTTTGTTATTAAAGCTGCACTTGTATGTGCTGTTCCTAAAACGCCATCAAATTCTCTCTTAACTCTAACCTTACCATTAACATTATCAACATTTAAAACAAGAAATCTTTCTGTTGTAATACCTAAAACGTCATTTGGTGAAAGATGATTTGGAGATAAGTTACCAGTAACTGAGATATCTGTGACGATACCAGTAACACCAGTTGTTCCAATACCTGTGTTTAACTGTAAGAATGATGTGTTAAATCCAATTTGATGTCTTCCATCTAATTTTCTTAAAGAATCTGTGGAGAGTCCAGAAATAGTTACAATATCACCCACAACTAAATCGTGAGGTTGAGATGAAAGACCTGTTACATTACCATTTGAATTATTGTAAGAAAATACTAAATTTTCAATTCTAACAACAGTCGATGCTATCGATACAATTTCTTGACCTTCAACTTTTGATATTTCACCTGAAAAACCATTTCCTTTATCTAAACTTAAAACACGAAGATCATCTTTAACTTGATACCCAGATCCAGAACTTAATATTTCAAATTGATTAATTCGACCAGCAGATGCATATTGAACTTCAATTTCTTGATCAACTAACTTACGACTATCATGTATCCCCTCATATTCTGCACCAGAACTATCAAGTTTATAAGCATTTGTATTTCGACGTAATCCCAACGTATTTAAATCTAAATCCTGATTATTTGTCTCAATGAAGTTAAATTCGTCAGGTTTAGCTGCATAACTATTACCAATTAAGTATGGGAAAATAGGAGCACGGAAGTTTTTAAAAGATCCACTAGTTTCATTTTCACTAGGGTTAATTGTTGCAAAATAAGCAAAAGTTCCATTTGGATAATCTGGGGTGACACAATATCTTCCATTGTTTTCATCTAAATCACCATTTCCAAGATATTCATGATCCTCAACAAAGAATCCAAGTGGGAACTCTGATATTGGTGGCCCATTTTCTCTTGTTGTTTTAAGAGAATAACCAGATGTCATGATTCTTACAACACCACCATCTTTACGATCATATCCATAAGGGCCGTAAATTGGATTACCGTCATATGCCCATCCGATAATTGGTGAGTGATTTAAAGATGGTTGTTCTGCATTGTTTAAAAGATTTAGATCATTTGATGTATAATCAACCGTACCATCACTATTTTTCTGTTTAAGTATTTTTCTTAAACCTCTAGGAGCATAGAATGATGTAAATTTAATTCCTTCGTCATTGTTACCTCTGGATAAGAATCCATCATCATCATAAAATATATCTTCATATCTTTTAACATTATTAACTGCCCAAGATTTAATTTTTGGTAAGAAAACTGCACCTGTGCCAGGAATTATTTCTTGAACACTAACTGATGCGGTTGAATATCCAACACCACCGTTATCAACGGTAACTGAATCAACTCTTCCATTACTAATCGAAGAAATAATTTTTGCACCAACACCATCACCTAAAATTTGTAAATCAGGAGCAGATGTGTATTCTGAACCAGAACGAGTTACAATCACAGATTGTATTCTACCATTAGTTACAATCGCCTTATATTCTGAAGATGAACCAGAGGAAACTCGAACTTGAGGTGGAATACTAAAGTTAAATGTTCTATCGTTACCATAACCACTGCCAGGTTGTTCTACATTAATTGATGTAATAGAACCTCTTACGATTGGATTGACTATTGCATGATAATTTTCTGGGTGTGTTGTGTTAATACCAATTACACCTTTTACATTTACTGTAATTGGTGGATAATTAAATATGTGTTCGCCAGATCCAACTGATGTTAATCCGACAAATTGTTTTGAAATATAATTTGCATCTGACAATGTTGAACCAATACCAGCAGCTGCAAGTCTGAATCGATTGTCACTTACTTTTAAAACATAATAATCTTGATCAGTGTCTAAACCACCAATCTTAATCTCATTATTAGAATAGCGAATTATCTCACCATCAATAAATCCATGATTTTTATATTCAATGAAATCTGAATAAGTATTAATACCACTTGTAGGCACTAATCTTCTTTTATTTTCATATCCCTCGCCAGGATTTTCAATAACAACTTGACCTAATACGAGTTTTTTATTTAAACTTTGAAATCTTTGTGATCCATCTGCAAATCCAGTGAGATTGATGAGATTAGATTTAGCAATTGCATCATTTTGATTATTTGCAAGTTTAATTGTAGTATTATTAACTTTTGATACAAAATAAATTGATTCATCAATAAGTCTTTGATCTGGTGTTTGTTGAATTTGATCTGTAGTAATACCAGCACTCGCAATACCAATCGCACCAGTATTAAATGTTTTATAGATTACAGCCTCTCCATCACTAAACTTATGGAAAGTACCGAATCCAATTGTATCATTTGCAATATTAATTGCGTTACCTGTTGATGATGCGTCAAAATCAATAAAATGATCAATCTGTTTTAATCTGGCTCTTGCAGTTGCACCTTGACCATTACCACCACTAATCTCAACAACTGGTGGCCCGACATAATCAAAGCCTGGATCTATAACATCGATTCTTTCAAAAGAGCCTTTAACATTTGCTGTTGCACTTACACCAGCACCAGTCAAACTTTCAATCGACACTGTTGGTGGTGTAATTACATCAAACTGTGACCCACCTTCCAATACATCTACTGATTCAATACCACCAAAAAAGATAACATCACCTGACTTATAGTTTGATATCTCTGTACCATTTACAAGGATGCCAGTGGTGCCTGGCGCTGTCTCACGCCTTGCCCCGTCAAAGAGTGGATTGAGAGATATTCTCTTTAATAATTTTTGATGATCAAGTTTTTTATTTGCAAGATCAGGAACAGAAATTTTAAAAGTTCCATTTCCTGTTGCATCTACAAAGTTACCATTAACTAAGTCTGGAAGTGAGTTTGCAAGACGAATGTTATTTGAACTTACACGACTGACATAATAATTTTTACCATCAATAAGTTGTCCTAAGAATCCACTAATTACATTATAAGTAACAACCTCTCCAGAATAGAATCCATGATCTGCTGCACCCTCCGTAACCTGTATTAACTGTATAACGTCACCACCAGTCGCGCCAGTCCATGTTACAGAACGATCTGGTGCCACTATAGGTTCATTGCCTAAACTTGGTATTGATGGTGAAGCAATGTATGCATGAGGATGTGGAGGTAATGCAAACACATCATCAGACTGATGATCATATACATTTTGAACATCAACAGTGTATTTTGTAATATTATCATGAAGAGAACTGTTTCCTCTCTTAAGTCTTCTACGAATAAAGGCGATATTAAACTCGCCAACGCCAGGCAAATCACCCAATATAAAAGTAGAACTACTGATAACACTTAAAACACGACCAACACCTATCAATCTATTTTGAGCATCTAAAACCTCAACTGTATCCTCTTCTAAAAATCCATGATCGGATCGAGTTGAAATTCTAAAACTACTACTTGATTGTCTTGAAATAGTGTTTGGAGTGAATTTGACTGAGGTGTTATAAATCCATGATCCAAAATTAGAATCCTCAGAACTCTTATTAATACCAAATGATCCAACTTTAACCTTATCACCTTTATTAAAGTAAAAAGTTTCATCAGGTATCGTGAAATCTTTTAAGACACCTGTAATTAAAACTTCAATTTTCTTTGTATTATTTGCAAACGAGTATCCATATGCAACGTTATTGTATCTAACATCATCACCAACATTTAAAATATCAGTAGATGTGGATAATCCAACAAATTGATTTGATGTTTTACTTGTATATGTAACAACACCAGCACTACTTGCAGTTGGTAATGATAAAGAACCGCTTGTGGGGAATCCAACTGTGGTATCAACTGTCATCACAGTTGAACCAATTGATACAATATCAGTAACACGAGTTCTGCCTGGAATTACAAAGTCACCATCAATTGAATCTTGTGATACAGTAATTTGATAATAATGTTCTCCACCATATAAAAAGTCTTTAACATCTGATATTGCACCTGAAGCACCACGAATATTTTTATCATCTTCATCTGAATCCTGAAATAGTGTAGATCCTTTTAAATTTCTTGGATCACCTGTAATTGCTTTGACAACAAAATCTTGACCAAAACCATAATCTGCATCTGATGGTCTGATTAAAAATTCTGATGGTTTGATAATATTGACTTCTTCACCATATAATGCTCTGAATAAAATTTTATATGACTCTTCTGTTCCTTTTGATCGATAAAAATCTTTAATTTGACGGATAAATTTAACTTGATCTAAATCACTATCTAATTTACGATTTTCAAATCCACTCGCATAAGTTGTTTTAAGTTTATTAAAAAATTCACGAATAAAGAGATTTGATAAATTAAGAACTTTTGATCCGCCTGTATGTGCAGCACCAACTGATGTTTTAAAATCTAAGACATCTGGTTTCGTAGATTGTCTTAAGGCATTAACGCCACTAAATCCACGAACACATCCAGTAAATGAAGTTGTTCCAATTCCAGTATATGTAATAATTTCATCATCAATTTTAAGAAGTCCATATTTACTTGGATAACCTTTTGTTGAATCAACAAAGATTGTAGATGAATAAGATTCAGTATTTGTAGATAATCCAGTAAATTCTGTCAGTGCAGCACCAACAAATGTCTGCAATTTAGTGTATCTGTCTAAATTTTCAGCAACATTTGTAGATCCCCCTTGAAATTCTTGGGAAATATAATATTGCTTCATAAAATCCACAAAAAGCGGACTTTCTGTTTGCACAAATTCAGGCAATTGATTTTCAATTACCTGATTTATTTCGACTCTTTGTATTGAGGTATCAATCATTAATATCCGCCGCCAGAGCTAGATCCACCGCCGCCACCAGATGATGAAGGTGTGCTGGTTGTGGTTGTACTTGTTGTGGTTGAAGTTGCGTATGTACCACCAGTTGTTCTTGTTGTTGAAGTTCCAGTCGCTGATGATGGAAGTAAAGAAGCACTAGTTGAAACTGGAGAATTTGACTTTCGAGTGAAAGTTGGAGTATAGTAACTGTGAATATGAGGAAATCTAGATCCAGATGTATTTTCACCAGATGAGATCAAATCTTGAACCATATTGATCGTTGTATTTGACATGTCAAATTTTACATATAAATCTCGAAGACCAACAACATCATTTGAATGAGGAATTGCTTGAATTTCAACAACATCATTTGCAATCATTGTTGATGTTATATTACAAGTATCTATAAGAACTTCACCAATCAAATATTTAACTGTTCCAGCATTTTTCTTCACAATATTTGGAGTTCCACCTTCCTCATATGTAAAGAAGAACATACGACCTGTTTCACGATCTACAACCTCATCTGCCATATAAACTGTTCCAACAACACCCTCAATCGTAAATCCAGTTGATACAACATTATATGCAGATTCCTGACTATGAATATGATTACCAAAACATATTTCATACTGAGCAAATTGACCTAAAACTGCTTTTAAATTACGACGAATCGTAACAAGAGTAATATTTGATGTGATTGATGCATCAACGCTATCTACAAGTGATACTGCTTTACTATATTTGAATCTACCACCAAATTTGTTAATATCAATTGATCGTGAATATTGAGTCAAAGCATTTGAAACACCTGTTTTTAAGTCTTCGGGTTGATCATTTAAACTTGGATTGTAATATGGATTAACTTTTAATTCAACATACAAATATTTTAGATCAATAAACTCTGGCACAATACCAGCAACTGCATAACTTCTTAATTTTTGAATTAATTCTCTTTTTGTTTCATCTGATAGAAAATCACCATTTCGAGGTTTGACTGAAATGAAAACCTTACCAAAACGAGGTGGAGTCATCTCTTCACCACCAAATGCAGTTACAGACTCAACGTTTGGATAAATGAAACCTAAAACTGATTCATAATCCGATGATGTGACTGCACGATACTGGGAGGAGTAGATTCGAGGTGCAAAATACTTAATTGATGATATCGATTCAATTTCATCACCATCTCTTGATCTCTCATCTGTTGAGACTAATGAGATTAAAGATGCATCGATGATTGCACCATCTTGATTTGTGATATTACCTACAAAACTAAATTCAGAAGCTCCATTTCCATCTCGACCATCAGTAGTGATGTAAGAAACTTCAACTACATTATTATTTGATAACTTTTTACCAATTACGTTGTCGCCAAAGATCAATTCATATCTTTCATCCTCAACCTCTTGTAAAAGATAAGAAGATGAAGTTGAGGTTATACCGATAATATTATCAATTTGTTTAAAAGTAACCGAAGATGTTGATGTTGAGGAATCTTTAACCTTAACTTTAATTGTTGATGTGTCGATGAAAGAATTATCAAGAATAAACTTTTGATTAAACAAACTCGTATCAACTGTAAAGCTCTGTGATACAAAATTACCCTCAAAAATCTCAATATTGTCAAACTCAGCAACGCCATTCACAACTGGAACCGTAATGTCCTCTGGAATGCAAAATATGAAGTTTGTATTTGCACCAGCACCATTACAGATAATACCAGCATTTACTGTCAGAGTTGATGTTTCAGTTAAACCACTTACATCAAAAGATATCCTTGCTCTTGCAGAACGACGAGATCTTGGAACATAACCGATATTTCGAGCAAGTGCAACAACGTTCTCTCGAAGTGTAGCGGAATCAAGAAAACACTCGTTTGCTGCCATATTGGTGTTATAGGCAGTTGTATATGTATTATATGCTAATGCATCAATAATTATTGAAAGATTTGATCCTTCAAAGTCATAATCAGTAAAATTTGTGTTTGCCCTCAAATAATCTTTGATGGAAACTTTAATTTGATCGAAATCTAAATTTACATATTGACCGAAAGCCATTATACTCTAGCTGGGAAAAGAATAACATCCACTTCTTGTGCTGGAATTGGAACACCAACGATGTCATATTGGACAACGCAGTTCATTTCATTCGTATCAGGTACAACTGTTACAGTTACAATAATATTATCAATTCTTGGTTCATAATTAAGCAAAGATGATTTAATTTCATCTTGAATTTGAATCTCACTCAGAGTTGTATTTAATTCAAACAGTGCTTCATTAATTACTGATCCAAAAAAAGGTTCAAATGGTTTTTCACCAAGAATTGTAAAAATTATGTTTTTGACTGATCTTTTAATTGCATCCTCATCACGAATCGTTACCACATCATTCGTCACAGGATGACGTTTGAATGATAAGTTAATATCTTTGAATGCCCTAGAAGCCACTATTTACACAAAAAGTTTCCTGTTTTATTTATACCTATTTTTTACCGTTTTATTTCACGAACTTGATAATCAATGGAATATAGGTTGTCAATAATGTATTTAGCAGCTATTTTTGGATCTTTTTCACCACAAGTATAAAAATCAGCGCTCAAACAACCCTCTTCAGGCCATGTATGACAAGAAACATGACTTTCTGCAAGTGCAAACAACATTGTAACACCACAAGGATTAAATTTATGTGTATATTCGTTCAAAATTGTCATTTCTGAACGTAAAATCGCTTTTGTAAAAATTGAACGAAGAAAATGATCAGAATTTAGCTGCTCAAAGGTGCAATCATAGACCTCAAGAAACAAATGTTGTCCCATTTCAAATTTTTTCATCCTAATTCTGGTTCAATATTGATTTCAACGGAGTTTTTTTGCTCATTTTTACGACTTATATCCTTCACCTCGTACATATAATGATCTGATGTCTCAATTTTTCGTTTATTTTCAACGGAATACAGTGTTAAATCAATTTCATAGCCTGGATTTTGCTCAATTCGGTCAAAAACCCATGCATTATCATACCAAATGATGCGATTATTTGGATATGCATAAAAATTTCCTGTTTCGACCTTAAATAAATGAGCACATTTATGTTCTGGAGTCTCAGAAAAGTTCAAATCGAGAATTCCTTTATTTTCCCATGCCCAATCAAATGTCCATAGATATGTTCCAATGACTTTTTTGCCATCTGGACGTATTAACTCTGCATCTAAACCAGCTAAACGATTTCTTCTCTGAACATCGATGTATGGAGAGAAACAATCCCAGTACATGATGTCCTCCAAAGGTTCAATTTCAGCGTCTGGTTTCCAACAAAATGCGTGTAAGGGTCTTCTTGTCCAATTTACACCATTCTCTAAAAATGCTTCAAACAGTAAAGTTCTCTTTTCCATGCTTGCAACAGAGTGAATATCACACTTTGTTACCTCTCCATGACCCTTTTTATGATTATAGAGGAATTCGTTTCGGATATAGACTGACCAATCAGGTAAGCTATGATTTAAATATGCCATTTAGTGCCAAATAATATGATTATTTACAAATTTATATGTCTTACTCACATCTGCAATCTCATATCCTTGAAGTTTTTCTTTATATGACATTGCAGGGCCAAGATAATAGTAATCATAACCTAATCTTTTATATCTGGCAATTTCATTTTTATTTGCAATATTACCCATTCCAAGTTTCGGATTCTGATAATCCCATGCAAAATATGTTGCATATGCACAATTCGCACTCGGAAATAAAAAGGATACCGTGAAAGCACAAAGTTGATTGTTCTTATCATAGTATCCAATTCTTTCAGCGATATCAGTACAGAACTCCTCCTTGAAGAGTGGTATCATATCACCGAATTGTTTATGCTCACAGTATTGAATGTAAATTTTAGCACATGCTTCGTAAGACTCAGAATCAAGTAAGGAATAATTTGAATATTCCTTATAATGAGTATCTTTTAATCGAATCCGACAATCATGTTCCATTTCATTCAACATTATCGTCCTTGACCACGATATTTCTTTTTACGACCATTTCGACTGGTTGCTGCAAGCTTAGTTCTTTCAGAACGTCCCTGCCTTGTTTTCTTGGGACGACCCTCAATACTATTACCTGTACTAAAACGAACTGCCATTAATCAAATCTCCTTTTGTTTTCTTTTTCTTCCTGACGTAAATTCACAAACTTCATCATGAGATATCCATAATAACCAAGAGCGGAGAAACACGCTGCACCGATCAATATTTCAATCATGACTCTTTCTCCTTCATATCAATCACTTCAACTTCATCTGGATCAATTGCGCCAGGCACACCTTCATCAAATCGTTGAACTAATATCTGAAATGCATCATACTTGCCTGATTCACTCAACAAGCCTTGGGAGAGTTCGCGGCCGTTATGAACCAACTTGTATCTTCTCTCTAATTTACCTTTTACCATAATACTCCTTAGTGATGTGGATTGTAATAATATAACATTGTGATCAGTATTAAAACAATCACAATCAATGTCAAACCGATCATATTACCCTCGTCTTCTCATGACCGACACGAATTCGAGGATCGCACCAAGTCACGATGCCTTTTTTCTTTGCATCTAAACAGAATGAGACATCCTCACCACACATATCCTGTACCTTACCACTATCAAACACTTGCATCTTCGGAGCAAACCAAGGATATTCAAGTCTTTCAAAAACACCATGTTTGATTAATACCCAACCAAAACCTGTATAATCCACTGTGAAAGGTTTTCTCTTCTTGGTGATTGATTCAACAGTCTCGTGATTCATCACTCCACCATTCTTTGCAAAGTCTTCTTCGCTTAACCAGTGTGCAACCGATGTTGTATGTCCATCCTCTGTGGCATACCAACCAGCAGTGATCTCTTTCTCGTCACCCTCTTCGGGAATTGCAAGATCAATTAACTGCCAGAACTTATTTGTGTCAAATACAATATCAGAGTCAATCCATAACTGATAGTCATACTTTAACTTACCATCCCAAGGTATCTGATTGGGGCCTCTCAATACATTCGCACCTAAAACCTTGCAACGTGCAAAATTTACCATTGAGGAATAATCTTGTGATATCTGTATTCCATTTCCATTTTGTACAAGATCAAAACATAACTGTACAAAATTCTTGAGAAAGATATAAGAACAACCTCTGCCTGGAAGACAGAAGACAATCTGTTTGCCTTTCACTCTCTCTTTAATCTTTGCGTAATCCCACTCCTCTGTCTTTGGAGTTTCTTTCGGTATTACTTTAAATCCTTTAGCCATAAAGTGTAAGTGTTTTCACATTCATATTATACCATATTATTTATTCGTTGTCTATAGACCTCCATTATTCGGTATCTTTGGAAAGTCCATATTACGAACACGGCCACAACGTTCTCTGGGATTTCTCTCCGTTGATAATAGATTCATCATCACCACGCCACCAAGTAATCCAAGTGCGACTTTATAACGATTTTTCATGGGCGAAAATTTTTTTTCTCTCTAGTATTATTATAACAAAAAACCCCACCAAAAGGCAGGGCATGTGACACTTATTTAACTGTCCTAAAAGAACTTTCCTTTCGTTCCATAATTTACAATTCCAATCGCTGATCCAATTGAAA